CTCTGATCCTGAGAAGGCGGTTGAAAGAGCAATCAACAACCATCCAAAGATAAAACAAGCAGAGCAAGCTTCTGTAGATTATCAACAACAAACAGCGATGACTGAGTTACAAAAAAGACATCCTGATATGAAAGATATTCTGAACGATGCAAAGTTTGTTGATTGGATTAAAGGTAGTAAGATACGAACTCAACTGTTTACACAGGCTGATAGAGAGTATGATTATGAAGCCGCTGATGAATTGTTTTCCACATGGAAAGAACGTCAGCAAATAGTAAGCCAGACTGCGGACAATGAAAAACAACAACGCAAAGATGCACTTAAAGCGGCATCTACTGGAAGTGCTAGAGGAAGCGGTGAAAAAGCATCTAAAAAAATCTATAGACGTTCTGACATTATTAAACTAATGAAGGACGATCCAGAAAGATATTTAGCATTGTCAGATGAGATAATGCAAGCCTATCAAGAAAGGAGAGTCCGAAACTAATTAAGGACTTAGTATTATGGCTACATCAACATATCCCGCGATGGGCGGAGCAGTAGATAACACTAGTGCGGCTACTTTTATTCCAGAGATTTGGAGTGATGAAGTTATTGCCGGCTATGAAAAGTCTCTAGTACTTGCTAACTTAGTCAAGAAAATGGCTATGACTGGTAAGAAAGGAGATACTTTACACATACCAAAACCAACAAGAGGTTCTGCCTCTGCTAAAGCTGAGAACACAGCAGTAACAATTCAAAACGCAACTGAAAGTGAAGTTCAAGTAACTATTGACAAGCACTTTGAGTATTCACGTTTAATTGAAGACATTACTGAAGTTCAGGCTTTGGCTTCACTACGTCAGTTCTACACAGGCGATGCAGGTTACGCTCTTGCTAGACAAGTAGACTTAGACTTGTTTGCACTTGGTAAGTCATTAGGTGACGGAGATGGATCAGACTTTACACACTCAAATGTGTTTAGCTTTGACGGTTCTAACGGAATCCAAGTATATGCAAATGATCAAGTTGACGCAAACGATAAGTTCAACGATGCCGGTTTCCGAGCGGCTATCCAACAACTAGATGACGCAGATGTCCCAATGGACGGACGTTCTTTAGTTATACCACCCTCAGTAAGAAATGAAATCATGGGTATTGACCGATATATGTCTTCTGACTTCGTAGACGGAAGAGGTGTAAGAAATGGTCTTATCGGTAACCTTTATGGTATCGATATCTTTGTTTCATCTAACTGTCCAATCATTGAAGCCGCCGCTGACAACAGTGCCGGTGGAGACATTAAAGAAGCTCTACTTCTCCATACAGATGCTATGGTTATGGCAGAGCAACAAGGTGTACGTTCACAGACTCAGTACAAGCAAGAGTTCCTTGGAACCTTGTATACTGCTGACACTCTTTACGGAGTCAAGGTACTTCGACCAGAGTCAGGCATAGTATTAGCTGTCAACGGATAAGTAAAAACGAGGGGAGTCTTTTGATTCCCCTTATTTACTAGGAGTTATCATGGCAATATTTAGAGGAACAGGTGGGTCAGGTACATCTACAGCCTTTGGTCTTCTTGATGAAGTTACTCAACAAGCTTTAATAGCTCAAAATGCAAGCACTACAGCACAATCAGCAATAAGTTCTGTTGAAACTGCTTTTGATAACTTTGATGATAGATACCTAGGCTCAAAAGCCTCAGATCCCTCTGTAGACAATGATGGAAATACTTTATTAGTCGGAGCTTTATATTTTAATAGTACTCAAAATGAGTTAAAAATATATACAGGCTCTACTTGGATAGCAACTTTAAACTCTGCTAGTGTAATAACTGGTGGAGGTTTTTAACAGGACAGAAACATGGCACAAACAATTCAAATTAAAAGAAGCTCATCAACTGCCACACCGACTAGTTTGTCCGCAGGGGAACTAGCGTATTCCGATAGTAGTGATAAGCTTTTTGTAGGACAACCGTCCAACAATACAGTAGTATCTATTGGTGGTAAATACTACACTGATGTAATAGACGCAAGAACACTTAATACTGTTAATGCAAACGCCACCACAAATACTGCTAATAGAACTTATAAAATTCAAAGAGATAGCAACAATCATTCTGTTGTTAACGTACCTTGGGCCGGAGGAAGTTTATCCGATACCCTTACTATAGGTGACATTGTAACCTCAAGTCAAAAAATTCAATTTAATGCTAGTAATTCAAATAATCTTCAAATTTCTCACGATGCAAGCACTGGTTTAATTAGAGAAATTGGATCTGGAACTCTTAAAATACAAGGTCAAGATATTGAAATAGTTGGAGATGACAGTAAAAGTGGAATTAGTGTTACTAAAGATGGTTCTAATGCTTACTCAACTACTAGTATAGATGTTGATACTACTGAAGTTTTTTCTGCTTCCTTAGCAGGAGTTAAGTTAGAAAATGGAACAAGAATAGATGAATTCAGCACCGATGGCACTTTAGCCGGTAATAGTGATCTTGCAGTACCTACAGAAAAAGCTGTAAAAACATATGTAGGTACTCAAACAGCAACAGCCGCAGTAGTAGATGGTGGAACATCACTAGCTACAGGTGATCAAATACATACATTTGTTAATGATCAGGGATTTGTTACTTCTTCCGGTGTTACAAGTGTAGGAGCTACAGCACCAGTTACATCTAGTGGCGGTACAACTCCAACTATCGGTGTAACAACTGGTACAGTAGCAAACGGTGGAACATCTTTAGCAACTGGTGATCAAATATATGATTTTGTTACTGGAGGTTGGACTTCAACTTCTTCTGCTACTTATCACTTACCCTTTGGTAGTAAAATTACAATGGGTGATACCGATTCTAATAGCGGTAGTAAGAATTTTGAAATAAGCACTACTGGCGGCTCGTCTGGATCAAGAAATGTTTTACTACAAGAAAATGGCGGCGGCAGTATAACTATTCAAGGTGAAAGCCTGTTCTTAATGCACAGTGATAGTAATGATGCTATAGAGCTAACAACTTCAGGAAGCGATACTGTAACGGTATTTAGATCAAATGGTTCAGAAGTAGCAAGAGTTAAAGCAGGTGAATTTGCAATACAATCAAGCGCAAAGCTTACAGGAGCACTTGAGTTTTCTACTCTTACAGATGCAGGAGAGAGTATTGCTATTGCAAAATTTGTTGATGAAGCTGATGGAATCGCAAACAATGACAATGATACATCTATTCCTACTTCAGCGGCAGTTAAAGACTTTGTAACTGATCAAAACTATCTTACTTCAGAAACTTTCGCGGCTTCCGATGCCGGTAACTTTACTTTCAGTGGCGACACTATATCTACTAGTGGATCAACTGTTACTATAAATGACGCATTAACTGTAACTGGAGATTTAGTCGTTCAAGGTACAACCACAACGGTATCTAGTAATACTGTTGAGCTTGGAGATGCTATCTTATTACTAAATAGTGATCAAGCCTCCACAAATGCCGCTAGTACTGATGATGCAGGTCTTGAAGTAAAAAGAGGTACAAGCAATTCTGAATTAAATGCTTTTTTAGTTTGGGATGAATCTGCTGATAGATGGTCAGTTGACCCCGGAACAGGAACTTTGTCTCCTTTGAATGTTGAAAACGTAGCAATCGATGGTGGTACATTTTAATTAAGGTAGCTATTTATGGCTCAAACAATAAAGCTTAAAAGATCGGGGTCTGCTTCGGCAACCCCTTCTTCTTTAGAACATGGCGAGTTAGCGATTAACTATGCTGACGGTAAGATATACTACAAAAACTCTAGCAACAATATAGTTGAGTTTTCTACTACTGGTTCTTTCCTACCTTTATCTGGCGGAACTCTTACTGGAAACTTATCTATTGCAAATGGCTCTGTAGGTTCACCCGCTATAAGATTTGCAAGTGACACTGATACTGGAATATTTAGAGGAGGTGCAGATAATCTTATTATTGCTACTGGTGGTGTTAGTAGACTTACTGTTACTGATGCAGGTATTTTTTCTTCCGCAAATGTATATTCTGGCACTACTGGATCATATAGAAATTTTGGTGGAACGTGGGCGGGAACTACAGGCACAGCAAATAACGGATTTTATTTCTTAAACACTGCAAACAGCAATACAACAAAAGCTATGGATCTTTCGCACGATGGTAATGTTGTGTTTGCAGGTGAAATTGAAGGTTCATCTCTAGACATAAACGGCAATGCTGACATATCTGGAACTTTAACAGTAAGCACAGCAGGATCAACTATAAAATCTCCTCTTTATATGGACGTTCAAAATAGTAC